CCATAGCCAGCAGAGCGCGGATGTCATGCTCCCGTCCTCTTGGGGCTGTATGCTCTCTGGTGATAGGCGGCTTGGTTGCCAGAGCATCCGCTCTGTTAGTCGATGTCTGAAACTCTGAAATCATCCTCTGGATTTCAGACTGTTGGGTAGGGATATCGGTTATCCCTAACGACTCACAGAATTCTAGTGCTTTCTCTGTGAGAGAGTTTCTTGTCGCGGTAGAGAGTGCCATTCTTGTGTCCATCCTTCTCCTGCTATGGTGGCAGGTACAGGGACTCCCGTGGAGTCCTAGTATCCGTTACCCTAGCAGCAGGGCTATTAGGAACGTTGCTGTAGCTCCTACTGCGAACCATTGTAGCCATTGTGGTAATTCATTCCATAGCGTTTTCATTCTTCACACCCTCTCTGCCTCCTGTGGGAAGCAAGTGGAAGGGCATCCCCTTTACTAGCAGGATGCCCTTTAGTTGATTGTTGACCGTGCGCGCTAGTTGATAGTGGCTAGCAGCTCACGTACGGCGGTGATGTTTTCCTCTGTGAACTCCACACCGATATGCTTCCAGTAATACCGGATTGCTAGGCCGCTATCAGCGGGTGCGCCATTGACCCAAAGCCTGAAATGCGTGCTGGCATACTTCGCAAGCAACGCATTTAAGTTCGTGCGAGACTTGCAGATGGTTGTCACGATTCCTACGTTGCTGATTCGCGCGTCCATCGTGGTGTACTGCGACGGATTCCCGAAGATTATGTTAAAAAATCCCTCGGTAGCGACCTTGAGTTCGGCGTTGCGCTTTTGCTCAAGTGCCGTATCAGCGTCTGCTATCAATGTGGCAACAGCATACGCGGTCAACGCTGGCACATCCTGTGCGAGCAACTCCATCACCGCCATCGCAAGCGATACGGTTAACTTTTTCGCTGCGATTTTGTTGATAATGATGGCTTGCTGTTCCGCCGTTAGTGTCTCGGTCAATGCCGTTTGAATCGCGGCATAGTCCACTACGTTTGTTGGTTCGGCTTGCTTACTCATGTGATTATCCTCTGCAATGGTATCGTGCCATTGCTCACGGTTAACGTTCAATTGTCAAGTGTTGCTCCCTGGGAGCGCGTCCCCAGTGACGACTGCAAAGTGGAAAGACCTTTGCTACTGCTTATTATACCTTCCGCGTCAAGGTTCGCGGCATACTTATTTTTAGTAACCAACTATTAAACCCCTGTTACCACTTGATAACTGTTAACTCTCTGGTAACAGGGGTTACTCTTAAGTAACTCTCACCATCCTGCCCTACCAAAAACGGCGAGTGTACAAACCGCAGGGGATGTCTCCAAATAATTTTCTACATTTTTCACTCTTACCTTCTAACAGCACGGGGCTTGGGGGATGGGGGGGAAGGGGTGTGGCAGGAGGGAGGGGTGTGGAAGATGGGAACAGGGGCTTGGGGGCTAGGGTGGGGAAGGGCGTTTTTTAGTTGCAGCGGAGCCAACGAATACACCGTGTGAGGCGGTTTAGGTATTGACAACCGCCTTACAATATGCGATACTTATAACACTAGAGGCGAGGTTTGTACACACTCGCTCTAGGCGTTTTTGGGCGTCAGGTAACAGGTAGCTGGAGGGTGGCGGGATGCTGACACATACAGAGACAACAGAGGTTATCCCTGTAGCGAGGGTGGGGGCGCGGCCTTCTCCACTTTTTAAGTTGCTGTCGGAGCACGCCTTGCGGTATGGGTATCAACCAAAGGGAGAAGACGGGCCGCCCTTTACATCAAGAATGAAAGAGGAGTCTGGGAAATGATTGCTAAGAGTTCTTTGGCTGCTTCGGGCAGCCTTTTTGTTGTAGAAGACGTGGACGGAAATCCCGTTGGGTTCTTTGACGCCAAGGAGTTTGAGTACGCTAAGGCGATGCCTGATGGCGGTACTCAATTAAGAACCTTCAAGGGAACGTCTTTCTTTGACGCCCGTTCTGTGAAGGATATCCTTGAGGTTCTCACAGGCACGGCTGTAACTCCGACTTTGCCGCCTCTTCCCAACTCCGGTCTAATTCCAACGAACGGCGGTGTTACCATCGCCCCAACCCCTCGTTTTGGAACCCCCCCAAAGGTCTAACAAGTGCAAACGTCTCTTGGCAATCTAAGCCATAAAATTCGCAAAGGCCGCACTTTCAAAACCCTCCGTCGCATACAAGCGATAGCGGCTATGGAAGTGCGTGGCATTGGCGACCAAGAGATTGCTACCATTATGAGTATCACGGTAGTGCGAGTGAATCAGATTAAATCTACCCCTGAGTATCTGGCTATCAGAGCGCAGTTGTTTACAGGCTACGTGGCGGATATAAACCTTGGTGTAAAGAAGACCACTGAGGACTTTGTGGAAGAGATGGAGGATTTGGTTCCGGCTGCGCTTGTCGCGCTACGTGACACCTTGGCCCAAAAAGCAAATCCTAATCTTAGACTCAAAGCCGCCACGGAGATTTTAGACAGGAATTCCCAGCTTGGGAAGATTAGCCGGGTTAATGTTACCAAGACCAGCGACTTTAATTTTGACGACGTTGACCATCTAACACGAGCATTTACAGATGCCTTTCAAGCGGCTGGAGTTACTCCCGTGGTGACAGTAACCGAACCTGCGCAACGCGCTGAGCTACGGAACTGTGACAGTTTGGAAGGGGTGGAAGGAAAGGAGACTGTAGAAGAGGGGGAGGCGGTTGACCCTTTGGTTGCGGCGTTCTCGCAGGATGGGGCTGCGGCCACGAAGGAAGTTATCTAATGGCGGCCTCCACTTTAATTAATGATGCCTTACGAGCGGTAGAGGATTACGAGTATGATGAGCTTGGGGCGTCTGTTATTCCTGTGGGAGTCGTTAATAGCTGGAGGCTTATTCCTACTGACACGCTTACTGGGGAAGAAAAACGGCAAGCGATAAGACTTAACGCGTTGGGGAATCTTTTTTATTTCTGTGTAGTGGTTATGGGGCAGAGGAGATTCCAGAGGAATCCAGACCCTACCAAGAATCTACACATGCTGATGTGCAACTGCGTTATGCGGGATGGGTTAAAGGATGTGCTGGAATTCCCCCGCGCGCATTTCAAGAGCACCACATTCTCCAAGTGCCTTCCTGTGTGGAGGGCATTGCCGTTTACGCCAAAGGATGAGCAGCTTCTATTGTCCCTCGGCTACCCGGACATATATATAGACTGGATGAAGCGTTGCCACAAACAAGATTTGCGGGTGTTGTTGGTGAGTGAGAATAAAACCAATGCGGTGAAGTTAGGGACAAAAATCTCTGCCGCCTACACAAACAACGCTCTCTTTCGTTATGTGTTTCCAGAGGTTATCCCAGATTCCAGTTGCGTGTGGACTAATGAGTCCATGACTCACAAACGCACTCCCGCTGGTTTATCCGCAGGTGATGGCGAGGGAACTTACGATTGTATTGGTGTAGGCTCGGCGCTGCAATCTCGCCACTATGACCTTTGCATCCAGGATGATTTAGTAGGAACCGACGCATACCGTTCAAAAGTTGAAATGGAGAAAACAATTGAGTATCACAAACTTCTTGTGGGGGCGATGAACAATGATTCGGAAGATGCAAACCGCGATTATGATGAGCTGGTTGTTGGTAACAGGTGGGCCAGCAATGACCTTAACTCCTACATCCGGCAGAATGAAAAGTATTTTAGGTTCGCTACTCATTCTGCTCTTGGTGGATGTTGCGATAATCATCCTATTGATGTGCCCATCTTTCCAGAGGAGTTTTCTCCTAGTAAGCTAGGGAGATGGAAGATTAAGCTAGGGGCGTATCTTTACTCTTGCCAGTTCTTAAACACCCCCCAAGACCCGGCTAGGAGTAAGTTTGATATGACTCGGCTGCATTACTTCACGTATCAACGGGACACTTCTGTTATCTGCGCGCCTAAGAACAAGGTGGTTACTATCAACGGCGAGAAGCAGGTAGTGACAGAATCCAGCCGTACCAAGATGGTGCATCAGGTGGTAGATGGTGATGTGGAGCCTGACCTTTACCCGCGTACTCTTAAACGCATCATGACAGTAGACCCCAACCATGCTGGAGATAAAGGGCGTTGCCGTCATGCTATAGTGGTTTCTGGTGTTATGCAGAAACCACGTAGAGTGTATGTGCTGGAAGCGTGGAGTGAGTCTTGTAGTATCAACGACTTCATTGCTAAGATTTTTGAAATCCAGAAGCGTTGGCAGTTGACTGAGATTCATGTGGAGACTGTTGGAGCGCAGACTTATCTGAAGTTTCATTTGGACACTTTCATTAAAGATCATCGAAATAAGCCGGGATGGGAGCATCTGCAAATGCTTCGTATTCTGGACTTCAAGGGGTCATTCAAGGAAGGCGCGAAGGAAGAGCGGATTGATTCTCTTATCCCTATGACTGAACGTGGGGAAATCTGGCTTGCTAGAGATCACACCCATCATCTAAGAGAAGAGATGGAAGGGTATGGCAATCCTAACGCTCTCCTTGATACCATTGATTGTTTTTCCTTCGGGCCACAGATTTGGAAGTTCTCGGATGTAGATGAAGAGGAGCTTGAGTCAATCCTTGCTATCAGACGTAACAGGTTCGCCAGAGCACAACTAGCGGGGTAGACATGACTGAGGAAAAGCTATATCTCATCATAGGCGCAGCAATGGGCCATCTTCTGTTGGTAGGGAAGATTTTGATAGAAGTCAAAGGGTTAATCGCAGGACTTCTGGAATTCCGCGACCAGCATAACACAATGTGGGAGTACCACACCACCCACGCTAACCAGACAGTGAGGAGTAATCCATATGAGCTTGCAGAACCCAGAGTACAGCAGCAATCCAATTCTTAGCGGCGTGGAGCATGTTGGACACGCGCTTCATGTGTCCGAGGAGTTTGTTGTTAACCATCTCCCTAACTATATCAAGGTTGCGGAGAATGCACAGGAACAGGCGCCTGATATTGTGAAGCAGGTTTCCACTGTGGTGCAGGATGTGAAAAACCTTGAGCCGCTGGAGGCTGCTATTGCGGAGGCTATTGCAGTGAAGGGGCTTGATATTACAGAGGATGCTGCTCTTCTCACCGCGTTTAAGACGGCTTTGCCGACACTGGAGAAGATGTTCGCTGACACCAAGATTGTCCTCGCCACTATCAGCCAAGACATTACAACTGACACAGAAGCTTTTGCCTAACAGCAAGTATTCATCAAGGGGCGAATAGAATGTCTAACAGACCTCAACTCACCAAACTCAAGAAGCAAGACTTCTCTACAGAGGAGTATGAGCGTCTAGAGGATTTTATTCGTTCCAAGATGAAGTATATGAAAGACACCACTATGGAGTTCAGGACAGTAACCTATCCAAAGTGGATTAAGATGTACAAAGGGATACCCAACCAAGCTGTTAAGTCTCTTCCTTGGGAAGGGGCTTCTAATCTTGTTATCCAGCTTATTGGAACCTTCAGCGATGAACTTCTCGCGAGAGTGATGGGGACAATATATAACAATGAACCCTTGTATGTGGCACAGATTTCGGCTGCTGATGCTGGCAAAGAAGACGCCGTGGCTGAGAAACAGGTGCTTGAAGATTTCATACAACGGCAGGCGTTAGACCCGAACGAGTTAGACCTTTACCGGGTCGAGCAGATGACTTTTGCCTCTGCTATTAAGTATGGCGCTGGTGTGGTTTATGCGCCGCATGAGTATGTTACAGAGGTTGCGGCTCCTTTGTTAAACGGGGATGAAAGCTACAGCCAGATGCTAGAGTCTAATGAGATTGTTGTCAAGGATGGTCCTTCGCCGCAGATGATTCCACTTAATAGGGTGATGCTGGATTTCAAGGAAGCGAATATTGATAAGCAGCAGTTTATTGTTATTATCAAGACCTATGACTGGTGGGGCGTGGAGAATCTGAAAGCTCATGGGGAGGATATGTATGACCATGAGGAGATTGATGCAGTGTTGGGTTCCCCTACGAGGCTAGGGCCAGATGAGGCCGAGCAAATGGAGGGGGAATTAAAGGGAATCACAGGCGCGTCTGCTGAAAAGGCTTCCTACGAATATGATATTTGGTTGGGGATGTTTAAATATACCCTTCCAAATGGCAAGACTTACTCTTTGTTCGCCCAGTATTATGACAAGACTGATACTGTGCTTTTGTGTTATTATAATCCAATGCCTGATAATATGCTCCCTGTGGAGTTGGCAAAGTTGGCGTATGATGATACTAATGCGCTAGGGACTGGATTCTGTGAGATGCTCTCCTCTTACCAGAAGGAAGTTAGCAAGTCTCACAACTGGCGGCAGGATTGCAAGGACTTCGCACAAACTCCTATGTTTAGAGTAAGCAAGGATTCTAAACTTGCTTCTATTCTAAACATCCACCCTGGTATGCTTATACCTGCTGATGAGGGAGAGATTGAGGCTATTGGGACGGATGGGGGTGTGAACATGAACACCGACGATGAGGAGCTTACTTTACGTCTAGCGGCTGCGAGAGCCGGGGTAGACCCGGCAACTGGCGGAAGTGGTGGCGGAACGGTAAATGCAAAGCGTGGTGTGTACAGTGCAATGGGAACATCTCTGGTTATGGCTAATCAGAATAACCGTAACAATCTTCGCACTTCTGATATGAGAGGGGCGCACGTCAGGCTAGGGATTAAGCTGCTGAAGATGTATGCGGCGTTTGGGATTCCACAGTCCACGCTGCTGTCATATGGCGAGAAGTCCTCCATCCTAACAAGTGCGTTTAGGTCATTTAAGGACAAGAAGCTGGGGTTATTGCTAAGAGGAAGCAGCCCAACTCTTAACAGCGAGCTTGAGAAGCAGAATGATATTCTTCTGAACAACACCTTGACGGCTACTAATAACCAAGCCGCTCAACTTATCATGGCTCTCACGCAGCAAAAAGACCAGATGGCTCCAGAGTTGCGGTCTTATTATCTAGACAACCTGGAAGCCATGGGTACTTTTGCAGCTTCTCTCTTACGGTCTTTTGGTAAGATTGATGTTAACAAACTACTTCCTGTCCTCAAGACAGTGAAGATTCTAAGGAGTCAATTCAATGCAGAACAGCAGCAAAGGAATCAACAACAAAATCAGGGCAGAGGCTCAGGTGGCGCTGGAAACAGCATGGGGGGACTTGTCCCAACAGGAGGCCAATCTGCGGCTGCTATTCCAGTCGGAGGTGGGGACGAAGCTAGTAGCGTATCTGAAGGCGTTCGCTAACTACAACACGACTGTTATCAGCACGTGTGTTCCCACGAACATTGTAACAGACCCGAAGTTTGCAGCAAGTGTGGCGGAGATGTTGGCTGTTTCGTCACAGTACCGATTCTTGGCTAACTTACCTGATGAGCTGAAGGAATGGCTTGAGGCTCAGGAAGAGACTAAGAAAGCAGCCGAGCAGCATGCGAGTGTTCGAGCTATAAATGCAGCAAGGGAAAGCTAAACGGAGAAGGTTACTATGGCATGGTTTGATGGGCAGCAGCCAACCGATAAGAAAGACGCGGGGTTTGAAGTAGCCCTTGGCGACCTTTCTAAGAAGGTTGATGAGAAGTTCGGGAAGGTGGATTCTATTGAGACTACTGTTAATAGTCTTAAAGAGTCCTTGAGCGGCTTGACTGACATTGCGGATTATGTCAAAGAGCAGCGGAAGGCGCAACAGGTTGCACAGCAACGGCAACAGCAGGCTAACAGCCAGGTAGCGGCAACTTCCACCAAGGATGCCTTGAACGCCGTTTTTTATGACGACCCGGCGCAGGCTATAGAACTAGCACAACGGCCTATGCTAGACCGCTTCAAGAGAACCGAAGCGAAGTTGGCAATGGCTGAGATGTTCCAGGATGGCGATAGGTTCCCGTATTATCACGGAACTATTAAGAAGGAAGTGGATGCTATGGCGGCCTTACAGCCAGTGGTTTTCTTCGACCATCCCGATAACATTGAGAATCTTTACAACGCGGTTATCGGAAAGCGCGCCGCTGAGATTGCAGAGGGGAAACTAGCAAAACGTTCTTCCCTCGCACAAGGCTCTGGCGGGTCTAATGGCAACTCCTCTTCTGTCAACAATGGCAAGGAGCCTAAAGCAGCCGTGCAGTTGACAGACGACGTGAAGAAAGCTGCCAAGGCGTTTGGCTACGGCGAGCAGGAATACGCTGAGATGATTGCTGAACAGGAGGGCATCGGTGTCTAGTCAAACGGCAGTGCCTAACTGGAAACAGCAAGCTGAGGAGGCTAAGGCCAAGCAAGCAGCAGCGAATCACGCTGCCCTAGCAGACCTCACGGATGATGAGAAAGACAACCTCCTAAAAGCAGCTATGAAGTTAAAAGCCGCAGCGGCCAAGGAGAACAAGGAAGTTGATTTCAGCAAGCTCACTATGGATGCGGTGTTTGATTTATCGCAGCCGATTGAGCTAGTGGAGCATTATCTCCAGTCGGAGTATAACGTGGAGCTTAAGGATAAAAGCCTTGAGCCTAGGTGGGTGAATCAAAACAAGAAGCGCGTGTTTGAAATGCGCTCGCTTGGGTATAGATTCGCCACGCGGGATGATGTGGAGAATGAGTTATCCGATGCAGTGGAGGAGGATGTTAGTAGCCGCCTTTGTATCGGAGACGTGGTTCTGATGGTATGCCCCAAGTCCATTCTCTACCCCATCATGCGTACTAATTTTGTGCGTTCCATGCAGATGACAAGCAAGATGGAAGCACACCAAATCGGTGCAAACCGTGTCAAGGCTGATG